TCATGTCCATTAACTTCACAGTACCAACTGCTGATTTATGGAAGACAAGACCAATAGTTTTACTATCGTCACCGTTGTAAGCGTTGTTAGCACCTGATGGGTTTGATGATACGTTTGACTGAGGTACGTTGTTACTCATCATCACTGGAATACCAGCAATCTGTTGTACACGACCTGAAGCAAATGAACCATTACCACCTGGGTTAAAGTCAACATCTACTGTTCTTGTAGCTGATTCAGCTAACTTGTAGTACTCAGCAGGTGGAAGTACACAGTAACGATCTGTTGGAGGAATATCCCTCTCGTCAAATGCCTGTGCGATGTCATAGATAGCTGCTGCTAACTCATCACCTGATACGTTTGCTGAAGATGTATTACCAGAAGCAAGAGTAGAAACTAATCCACCATTACCACCTGTTAATGTTGTTGATGCTCTTGAAGCATTAGCGATTACTTTAGCTACGTTCTGGTCATACGTTCTGGCAAGTGCCTTACCTAATTCATCAGCGTATGTAGCTCTTACATCGTAATGATTCTTAAGCTCATCCAAATTTGACACAAATGCCTGTGATATCAAGAGATCATCAATAGAAATAATCTTCTCATTTGCCAAGATCTGGTTTGCACCTACTAATGGTGTACCTGGTGTGTGATATGCAGCAGTTGCTGTTCCTGTTACTGGGAACTGTGCTGATTTACCTGAGGTTATGGTACGAACAGAATGTAGTTGCTCATTGAAGATGTTATTACGAGCAAATGCTGTAAGAACTTCTCCTGAGAACACTTTGCACGATTGTTATCCCAAGAGTTCTTTATCTCTTAGTTCTACATCTTTACCATTGATGTAGGTCGGACTATATCTTCATCCCTATAGGATGCAAGGCACTCGTGGAAGCATTACTGAGTTTCCTCTCGGCTTCTAGTCTCTGAACCTTCCAGTTGGTGTACTGGCTCGGCTGCTGATTACCCTTTTATTGGTGGGCTTCCAGCAATTCACCTCGTTCATTTCTGCTATTACTAACAGAAAGCCCCAAAGTTAAGGAATAGTGCATCAAAGTCTGTTCCACTATTGTTCACCAAACCTAGGCGTGAAACTGTGGCGTTAGCCATAATTAAATTCCTTTAGGTTGATTAATAATTTGAGAAACTAACTTCACTACTGTCTGTTCTCTCAAGTGTTATCTGACGCATCAG